TACGATCATTGAATTCGTTCATTATCTGCTCACATTGTCCATCATAGGAACGGACAACATCACCAATTAAATCAGCATCAAGGGCATCTTCGGTATCTGTGTTTTGTTTCATATTACCGCTAACGCGCTGACCCACTAGCTGCCTCATTAATAAAGCACGACCCGATGCGTTCGCAGTATCTTCATACGAACCGCCAAAAATCATAAATTTGCTTAAATCAATTTTGCCATCTTGTTTTGGCATATTTGCGATGACTTCTTCTTGACTTGATCTTGCCCAGTTAGTAACTTGATTAGCTAAACCGGGAATATCAGCACCATAGACACGTTTTTCAGGCATTCCAACGTCTTGGCCATCATCATAACGCTTTGGAGGTTCATCACCTTCATAATATCTAACATGACGGACACGAATTCTAGAAACTGGCTCAATATCGCCGCTAAATGGACGCTTATCGTCTAAAAACACCTCACCTTCTTGAATTTCTTGCTCTGCACTGTCTATATTGCTCGTATTAGTGGCGCTCAGAAGGTCTTCAGTCTCAACCACGTATGCTACGGCTCCGTGGCCCTGAGCCTCGGCTACAGCGCATTTATAGTACGATTGATAGGCATTTTGGCGACTAGGTGGGGTGTGACAAGAGGTAATCTCGTCAAAATCACTCATTCTGAGCACATCTATCGGATGTCGAGTGATAATAATTGAAAATTTGTCATTATCGATGTTATTTATCTCTTTTTTGATGAATGCGGCGTTCTTTTTCCAATATTCGCCGTATTCCGTCGCTAAATCAGTTAAATTATAGCCCGCATCCCCTGCAACGCCGGGATTTACGACATATAAGTAAATTTGAGTGTTAATTCTTTCAAAATTCTCATATTCTTTCTCATCGAGTGCTGCTTTGACCATTTTCATGGTAACTCGGTTTCGTGTCCTAACTGGTTCGCCATCTGCTAACTTATAGTTGATATTAGCCATGTGTTTGTAGACTTTTTGATATAATTCGTCCTTTCTTCTGCTTAAATCAGCTAATTTAGAGAAAAGTTTACCAATTTTCATCTGAATTTTCTTAACTTTCTTCTTTTCTGGCTGGCCAGCCTGCATACCAATTAAAGTATCCAATAAATCATCAGTTGTACGTATATCTCGCTCGGCATATACCATGCCTTTATCCCAATCTACTTCATATTCTTGAGATCTGAAGAATTCTGTAAACTTTCCAAGTTCTGTTGAGAGATCAATGGTTGGAAATGGTATAACAACGCGCATTTTACCGCTAAAAAGATCATTTAGAGGTAAATTTGCTGGATTTAGGTCGTCCAACACGTCTTCAAGCACTCGCATCTCGTCTTCAGTGACTTCTCGTAGCACTTTTTCGTTGACAGGGACACAATTTGGCACTTTACGGCCGCCTTTGTCTTTCATACCTACTTGTTTGTATCCATCCCAGCATTTTTCTTCTAAAGGTTCAACTTCTTCGTTCTTTTTCTTGGATTTCTTGACACAATTTGGGTATTTTTTCCCAAACATGGTCTTCATACCCTTTTTTTCGTAACCTTTCCAGCACTTTTCCTCTAAACTGTCTAAAAGTGCCTCTGTTTTGGCTAAAATTTGCTCGTCATTTAGCATTATTCTGCCCAATCTTTACAAGCTTGTCCTTTTGGAGTATTCGCTTTTGCTCCCTTGCAACCATGACGCGCTTTGAAGCTCTTTTTTCGTTTTGTGTTGCCGGATTTTCCCGTAACACGTACTCCTTTTTGACCCCAGTGTATTCTTTTGTACCCACCACTGTCACTTTTGACACATTTCATCCATTTTTTTCCTTTAGATGTGGAGGATGCCTTCTTTGTCGGACCAGTGCACTTGCCAGCTTCTGATAAATCTTCTTCAAAATCCAACATTTCGCTTAAAATATCCTCTACTTGTGCTCGAAGTTGTTCTTTTTTGGAATTACCCCAGTTTTTGGCGCCAACTTTACGACATTTTACGAGAGCCCCAGAAGCATATGCACTCGGCCACACTTTATAACGCGATTTTACTTTGTGATAACAAGCGTCTTTTTTCCCTTCTTTTTCGTCTAATACTTTTTCAAGTTCCTCTTGGACCATTTCTTTCATTTTTACAACTGTTACGTCACCATACGTTTCGCAGGGATCATTTCCGCAGCCACAATTCATTTTCTGCTCTTTTAGTTCCTCATCATCAGTTTGATCTAGTAGTTTTTTAATACGATCTGATTGACTTTTATGCATTTTTGATGCTCCAGCCAGTTCATCCGATATTTTTTCGAGTTCTTCTTCGTGATTTTTGGTATAAGTTTCTGTCATGACAGCTTCGATCTCTTCTTCGATTATATCATACAAGTTCATTTTATATAATTCCTCATTTTTTTTAGATTTTCCTTTTTTGCCCCATGATTTACCTTTGCCGCGCTCTTTACATGCTCCAGGAGTAGGTCGACAGGCAGGATATTTACCTCTTTTTTCTCCATCAGAACGACCGCATGACTTGTATCCACCTTTTCCATCGGGTGCGTTACAATCAACCCAGCCTTTTTTTGAGCCTTTAGCGCCTTTTCTTCCAAACCAGTCTTTCAAAGATGATTCTTTGCTAGACTCAGTGCCGGCTTTTTTCTTTTTTTCATCGAGAGTGAAAGAAGATTCACTCATTTCTTGCCGGCTAGCTAAATCTCGCTTCATCTCTCTTGTATCGTTATATGCCGTGGTCTCTCCATCTCGGTGCGTTACCAAAATAGCAGGCATTCCATCGCTAGCAATCTCAATGGAGGCTTCTACACCAAACTTGTCTGCTAAATCTTGTACCTCATCACGCATAAGATCTTTAGGGCTCATGCGTTTTTCACCAGTATCAATATCAGCGACAGCACGACCGGGTTCGTATGCTGCTTCACCATATAAATCACTCATTTTTTAACATCTCCAAAGCTTTCTTCAATAAATAGATCGGAATTTCGCTATTTTCTATGTCTTTTACATCTTCTATTGAGCACCATTTGTGTTTATCATGCTCAATTTGACCCGTTTCTGGATTTGGGATATGAACATCCACTTCTCCTGACCATTTTTTTGCCAAAAAGTAGAATTTTCCTGGTTTTGGTTCGTCCAAATATTGCAAATTACTGATTGTACAGCTAAGTCCTGTTTCCTCTTCCAGCTCTCTTTGGGCTCCAGCTTCGATACTTTTATCAGATTCATCTATATGTCCACCCGGGAGAGTCCATTGTCCTGCGCGCTTATCAATGTTTGACCTTCTGATAATAAGAACTCTATCCTTATCATCAAAACATACAACAATTCCTGCGGCTTTATCTTTGTCTTTAGAGACAAATTCATTCCATTTCTTATCTGTTAGCGACATGCCTTATAATTATGCGCTTTGTTTTCGCAAAACTCTTTTAATGTTCTTTCCATGGGAAGATATTTTATAGGAGCAACCCAGATCATGTTTTCTTGCACTTGAATTTCAGGATAATACTCTACATCTACTCCATATAGTATTCCCACAATTTGCCCAGATGTATTATAAATAACAGAGCCAGAACACCCAAACCATCCGTAAGTGTTTACAATCAATTGTGTGCCTGCGGCTACAGCGTTTTCAACTCCAGCAATTCTTCCATCAAACGACATTAAAGAATGCCAGGAAGGAAAACCAGAATAAACTATCTTAGTGCCTATTTTATGTTCTTTTGATATCTTCCAAGGCATTGGTTCTAGCACATTCTCGGGAAAAGGTTCTTTTAAGACTAAGACTGCCATGTCTTGGGAAGGGTTTTTGTAAATTAATACTGCAATTTTTTTACTTTTTTCTTTTTGAATTAAATATTCAGTTCCTATTTCGTCATCTGTTACATGCTTCGCTGTAAGTATAAGTTGTAAATCTTTATATTGAATGACTGATCCGGATCCATGCCCACCGCCGGCTGTTATTATTCTAACAGCCGCCTTGCGCACATCTTTCTCAACGCGAGACATTCCTTTACTGATAATCTCAACTGGTTTTCCTGGCTTATAACTGTCTGAGAGCCCGGGCATTGAGAACGCTAATAAAGCACACAATGCTAATAATATATGTTTCATTTTTAAATTCCTGTATCTGATGTGGGATAATACCGGTACCCAATCTCTACCAATTGACCACCAGATGGAATTGTATTAAAGTAGACTGTATTATCAAATTCTGAGTATGACCAAGTTGTGATGCCGGGTTCTACAACGGTTCCATTAATGAATACACGCACGGAATCCGCTATAGCCCCATGTGACAACTTCCAAGATTCATGAGGCTCAATTGAAGCGGCAGCATCTGCAACACCAGCAGACCAATCCTCATTACATATATCAATGATGTTGCCGGCAAATGCATTTGTAACATCCATGTAGCGTGTACCCACATCAATCGGACTTGGAGGATAATCGCACAAACTTTCAGTAGCATCATGATTAACGATACTAGCAATAAACACAGAGCCCCCGCGCATAGACCTATACCATGAGATAAAATCTACAGCATCAATAAAGTGGTCATCACTTTGTTCTTCTTCATCAGAAACGAATACCACTAATAATCCAGCATCAGATCTCATCCATGTAGATGAATACGGATTTGTGATCATATATTCATACACTGCATCAAAACCCTCTTCTCTTCCTCCGCGACTCATAGCGCTGTACATTGACTCTGCGTCCAAAACATCATCCCCTGGGACCAATGGAAATTGACTCTCAAGAACCGCTCGGCTAGGATCGTTAGATATCATGGCTAGTCTCCAACTCGTTGGAGGCAGGGCGCCCAACATTGTACCAATTCCAGCCATCAGTTGTGCGTCAAACCTACCCATCGAACCAGATGTATCGATAACCCACAGAATATCAATACCATCTACTGTTCTAGGTTGAGTAAATGAATCTACCCAGACTAAACCGGGGTCATCGAATCCAGTATCAATATATACAGGAACCTCGACCTCTATATAAACAGGTACTTCAACTTCTTCAGTAATCGTCTCTGTTTCTACTACGGTTTCAGTTTTTATAATTGTCTCTGTTTTGCCGGTAACAATACTATAATCAGGGCTGCACCCTAATACGGTCAAAACACTCAGTAAAATATATAAAAATTTGTTCGCCATCCAACAATAACTATTACGTTTTTTGGTTTGGCTCCCTTAATAAGATAAAACTTAGTAAAATCATATTGATAATTGACAGCATTTGAAGCTCATAATTATCGCTTATCGAAGAGAATACTAACAAAAAAATATTTATAATCCAAGCAACATAACAAGAATAAACATACATTCTTGATAGCGTTTGCCGTAGATTGTTCACATTAGTAACTATGTCCCAGCAGAGATTAATTCTAAATCATAAGAATAGTATCGGGATATCTGAGATCGTTTAGAATCAAAAATTAGGATTTCCGAAAAAAACTTAGTTTGATTTTTGGTGGCTTCACTTTCGGCGACACCCATTACAATACCAAACGATTCGTAATCGCGACCGGACCATTGTGAAGTTTTTATTTTCACAAGATCTCCACGAACCCATGGTCGTTGAATTATGTTTATTGTGTTTTGCAAATCGCGTAAATTTTTTGAAATTTTTTTCTAAATTTTTTTTCAACTAGAATGAAGATTATAGAATCCAACAAGTATAGAAAGCTTAAGACCTTCTTGTTCAATCCAAATCGGATTAACTATCAAAGTAGGCTTATCGATTGTTTTATTGCGAGACCATTTAACACTCCAAAAATAGACATCATCATCGGTCATTGATATTCTTCTTTCAAATTCCGTCAATAGTCCAACTTGACCGGTCACAGTATCGACAATCATGTCGCCAACCTTTAATGTAACATCTTTAGTATACTCGCGCAAGGATTTACGTGCCATATAACTAAGTATTTCGATATAAAAGCAATCTACCTTCGAAAATCATATTAATAAGACCACTTTCAGTATAAAGCACATATCGCTCGCCGGCCCAAAATACATCCCACACCCATAATTGTGCAGTGCTTTCAAATGGCAGCGTACGTGTGCCATCATAGCGATTCAAAAGCACACCAACATCTTTTGAAACAGTATCATATAAGATGTCTCCGACACCTAAATTGATTGAATCGCCCACATACTAACTATGTGTTTAAATTTTTAGCCAACCTATACGTTGTTTTTTGCATTCTTCTAATTGTTCAAGTACTGGCTTTTTATTATCAGTTACCTTGCACTTAGTATAGTCTAAGAATGGCACCTTCGATTCTGATGAGACATGGGGCGCCACTATAGTCTCCGCTAAGCGCGATTTTGCCGCCGGCGCGTAATCTTCGTTATCCGGCGATATTCCAACTAGTGTCATAAAAACACCTAACGCTGTTAATTGTTTTACATACAACATAATATTCTATTATATACTTACGCGATCGATTATATAAGGGTGCTGCACTGATAAATCCTTATACAGCTGCTTAAGCACCTTTTTAACCATTTCGCCAATGTCCTTTTTTGTATCTGATTTTTTGAGGATTTTTTCGAATTCGTCCACAATCATCTTTTTAGTTTCACGGCTACTGAGTTTTCTTTCAATTTCTTTTTCAATCATTGCACGTATTTCTTTCTTATCTGAAGCCGTTATTTCTTCATATATTAATTTTCGAAGCTCTGATTTTTTGATATTCATGAATACTACCCGATAGCTGTCTATAAATAGTTTATTTTTTTCGTTTAGCCCTTGTTAAATGCGCGGCGATTGTCTCTGTAGTTTCCTTTGATTTAAACCAATAAACTCTATATAGCCAAGTTGTGGCGCTAACCGGTGATTTTATGCCCCCAATTACAATTCCCAACCCTCTTTCGGTTTGGTTTTCTGCTGGATAATAGTAGTCCGGACTATAATGATAGCCGATGAACCGCACCAAGTCGCCGATATCGAACTGTAATGCTGGTGAATCTAGCGGGTGCATGTATATAACTAATCATCTAAACTAATTCCCGTATTTATTTAATCTTCGGATCGTATGCATCCACACTCTTTGTTGGTTTTTGTAAGTCGGGCTAATCCACCATATCTTTGCCATATTCATTCTTACCTCGTCTCCCTTGTCATACAACTCAACTACTATGGCTATCCCACCATGACATGTACACGTTACCAAGTCGCCAACTTTGAGGTTGTGCTTTGGCGGTATTTCGAAAAAGTCTTTCATTCTTTCCCAATAGCTCACTCACTAACTAGTTTTTTCTATTGGTACTTAAATCTCAAATTTTTAGGCGCGGATCGAAAAGGGCCTTAGCCGGCATGTCAGGGATATGTCAAACACTGTGACATACATTCCGGGTAGGGGGGAGGGGGGTGCCTCATAGTGCAGTTTGAAACTGAACAATCGCGCTGTCAAATAACTGTCAATACTGTCATG